GTTGTTTGTCTGTGTCAGCAGCTGTGTCACCAGATGAAATAACGGAATTGCTTCTTTCGGCGCGCTCCTTCCACCAAACACAACTGTCGTTCTGTTCATCTGAAATCGGGGCATGGCCATGTTTCCAATCATAAAGAAGTTCATTAATCCCCAATGCTTCACCAATAATCTCTTGCGGTTTAACATCTTTAATAATCGGATATTTACCTTGAAACTTGCTCCTATCTCCTAAAACAAAATTTTCTATAACCGTAGATATTCCATCTTCAAAAGTTAGCATAGAAGCTGGGATCAATTGGGAAACATATTTGGACACTGCATAATCAATGAATTTAAAATATTCTACATACTTATCAAAATCATAATCATTGCCGACTTTTTCAAAAAATAAATCTGCTGCTTTCTTCAGTTCTTTATATTCACCGCGATAAATATTAACAGGATTACCAATCATATTGTTAAACCAGACTACTGAACCAAACATGTTTAGCATCTCTTCTGAAATGTCTTGAAATAAATTCTTTTCGACTGACATGTGATATGTAATTGGTCGAGTATTTCTATTAAAATATTCATCATCTTCGGAGAGTATTCTGGTTAAATTGGAATCAAGTAAAACTTCAGGAACTTGTGCTTGATAAGTGCCGCGATCTAACGATTGAACTACGTCTGTTGATGATGCATCAAAGAAACTTCCACTAGCTGTGTGTCTTCTGGACACTACATCGCTAAACCAGCCATAACGACTTTCAGAAGCACTACCCGAAGTTTCATCTTCTACGGAAAATTGACCATTAGCATCAGAACCAGTGATGGTTGTAAAGTCCCACAATAATGCAAGAGTTTGTATCTCTGGTACATTTAAATGATTAATACTATCCTGGTATAGGAAGGCGTTTTGTGTAGGCGAATTAGAGCCATAATTTCCTATTTTTAAGTTATGATTGTCTATTGTTTCAGTAGACACGCTAGTCATCCAGGCTTTGCAAGAATTGATCTTTGTATCTGCAAAATCAAGAACTGAGCCAGTGAAGTTTGTTCGATGTGCGCCGGTATACACTCTTTTATGACTTGAGAGAAATTGGCGACCTTGTGCGTTAGTCATCGTTCCGGTGACTAAAAATTCTTGTGCTTTATAATCGGCAATATAGTTAACGCCATAAAACCTAACCGTATAAGTGGAATCATCTGTGCCTGAAACTTGATTAACTAATGGATATTTTGTTGGCTCAACGGTGACGGCAATCGTCCACAACTGATCATCATATGCATCTTCAAATAATGAAGAAGTTAATTCTGGGATATATCCGCCAATGGTACCAGTTAATTTGAAATAAGTATTAGAAGAAAATTTATCATCTTTGACCGTGGTAACTTGGAAATTAGCATAATCATTAGTTGCCCAAGTTAAATCATTTTCAGTACCATTAGCAGTATGTATTCCAAAAAGAGATGATTGCTTTATCAAAGGATAAACATTTGCGATTTTACCTTCATAGCTTTCTTTAACTGTGTGGTAATCTGCTATTGTTACGCGATTTGGGAGAACTATATTGGATTCTAAAGTAAAGGCCAGTCCCGCGTTTTCATATGTTCCATCTGTAGCAGAAGTTCCTGAAATATAGGAGGTGGCGCCACTGTCTATTTTATATTGATAAACACTGGCATCGCTACTCGCAATATCATTAAAGTTAATATAATTTTTTACCCTTGAGGTAAATTTTAAGTTATCTTCGAGCTTATAAACTACATTGTTGCCGTAAAGATTGAACTTTAATATTTCATCCCCCAATCCAAAGCAATGAAATAAGTTTCTAAATGCTTTTTGAGTTCCTTTAGATTTATAGATATAATTTAAGTTATTGTAAATGTTTTGATAAATCGTATTCTTAACTTCTTGTATGGTGCTTTTAAATTTTAATTTATCATCGCGATCTTCAAATTTTTCCAAAATGTCCGCGTTTATAAATAATTCCGGAACAACAAAGTTTAACGAATCTAGTGCTTTCTTATTAAACGGAGGCGGATTAGCGACTCCGGAATAATATTTTTGTTGTGCTAATTGAGGCAACTTTTCAATTAATAAAGTTGCTTCATCAAAATAACTCGAAATAATTTGTATAAGGTTCCAAAGATAATTTTTGTTTTTTATACTTGAGTCGGTCGCGTTCTCGCTAAGCATCCAATCTGGAATATAAGAAAGCATAGAGTTTGTATTAGTATCATCATATACACTTCCGCTAGCTCTCATATTAGTCAAGTAAGTGTCGACATCTGGATGAGAAGAATAAATTATCGGATCCTGAAACTCACTTCCAGAAAAATTAGTAGACGTGCTATCGTTAATGGCCGAATTGGTATTTCTAGAATCAGTAGAATATCCAACCCAAGTACCATTTGAAATTCTTCCAGAATAATCTAACACTGTAGAATCAATAGAAGTTGTTTGTGTTATGCCTTCATTAAATTTGTAATAAACGCCCAAATGGGTATTAGAAAGATCAGTATTAGTGCCGCCGCCGACTTGGTCAAACCAATATCTTTGTATCTTTTTAGAGCTTCTAAAGGTTTTCCAATATCTGAATTCGTCAATAGAGCCTGATAGCTTAGCCCAGCCCCGTTCCGGAGTAGTGGTAAAACTTCCAGAAGGAGTATCGCTTAAAGCGCCAAGAGTGGATACCAATGCGCCACTTACATAATCTATCGTTGTACCGCCAGTAATACGTTCATTGTGCTCGCCATCAACAAAAAGATCAACTAATATATTACTACCAGTGTTTTTCATTCTAATGGAATAATGATGCCAACTACTATCGGCAATATTGGCTTTAGTTAGAGAAGTACCAATATTGGCCACTTTAAGGCCATCGGTACCGGATTGATAAGTAATTTCGAAAGGCCCAGTTCCAGCATCAGCCGAAGATGTGTCTAGGCCTACAGTTAAACGCGCATAATCTGCAGAGCTAGAAAGAGTGCCGGTTGCTGAAACATCAAATATTGTTTCTTTTTGGTTCACAAACTCTGCTTTCTTTAGCCAGAATTCAACTGTGTTACCTTTTTCTCCGTCAATTAATAAATTATTTTCTCTATTTTCTGAAAGATCATAGATATTCGCGTCTTTGCGATAAACAACTTCATCAGAAACCTGATTGTAATAAAGGTTGTTGCCTGTGCCGGCGTGTGGCCCGCCCTTAGTTAAAATATATTCATCGTCGCCACTAGAAGGAAAATATCCAGAATCTCCACCCGAAGTACCCGGATCTATTACAAAATTAGCATAGCCCGTTGTGCGAGGATATCCATTCTCGAAAAGATAAAGATCTACCAGAGAAGAAGATAATTCCCAAAGTATTTTCTCTTTTAATGAACCATCATAAGGATAGGTATTATAAATTTTAGATATAGAATCTTCATAATACTTTTCAGCGGAGCCGTATCTAGCAAACACAGAAGGATCGTCAAAATTTTCAGTAGCTAAAAATCTTGCATCTCTGTCTTTTATCGCTAAAGCATAATCAAACGATTCTGTTTCGTCTTTAAAATCCTGTTTTGAAAGAGGTTTAGTTGATTTTAAATTATTGTCTAAAAATAAATCTTTTAAGGCCATATATTATTCCACTCTAAATCTGAATCTTTCAGGTTGCTCAACGTAGCTGCCATTGATTACGTATGCAAAGCTCAATTCGTAAGCAGTATCAGTATCGAATAAATTCATTTTTAAATCAAAGTAGCTTCCACTAGCATCATACGAAAGTAACGTATGATTTAAAGAACCGGTCCCAAAAGGAATAACTTCTAAATTATCAGAAACTCTAGCTATTTTATAGTAAGCGTCCTCAATCGTTGAAGTTTCAATCGCTGTCGATGCTACTGTATAAATAGTTGGAGACCAATCTTTTTGTCTAACATAAAGTCTAAACCTGACTGTTTCATTAGTAGAATACACTGCTCTCAAATTGGTGACCTTTGAAACATATTTTTGGTCGAAATTGTAATTCTGACTATCGAACGTATTAACGGCAATAGCTGAGCCGGTATGATATTCGACGCCCCCGCTGTGCCATACATCAAAAATGGTAGTTATTGATGATGATACATACGCAAATGAACATGAATATATCCCCGCTTCGACATATGAAGCTGTAGTATTGGTATGTCCGGTAGCAACAGTTCCGCCGCCAATTGGTAAATAAAGTTTTGAACCGCTTGGAGCAGCATTAGTGGCTGATCCAGAATAAATGCTTACCTCTATTTCACCGGTTCCAACAGCTGGAATGTTTGTTAGATTTCCCCTTACAACATTGTAAAGATATAATTTCATTAAGTTATCAGAAGCCGGGACAAGCGAAGAACTTAAGTAAAAATTATCTCTATTGTCTTTTTTGCTATCGTCCCATCTTGCTTCTAAAACTGGTCTTTTGAAGAAATATTGAGAGCCGCGGCCAAAGAACATTTTTGTATAATAAGAATCGGTTGTCGTTTCTAAAGTGCTTGTTAATTGAATACCAAATCCATAATTATTATCTACGGGCGCCGTCTCGCTAATCCAGTCTTCAACAAGATGACTAACATCAATTTCTAAATTTTCAAAACCCGTATCAAAATCTTGTGTGAAAGTATACTCCAATGGTGAAGCATCAGATCCCGTAATGTAACTTCCGCCGGTAAGTTCTGTTCCGGCATAATCCGCCCATCTGGTTGCACCGCTACCACTAAGCCAGTTAGAAGAATCAAGATCTGAATAATTTTCCATATCCAAACCCAAGCCCTCGTCCCATGACTGCGATATGGCCGATGCTACTAATGTAAAATCTTTTGGAGTGGTCTGAGAGTGTTCTGCATTGTACATGGTTAGATAAAAGCTCACACTACCTGATGCTGGAATATCACTATTTGTTCGATCCGTAGAAATTGCAGATGTATCAAATTGAATAAGGACTCTAGAATTTTCTGAAGAAGTGGAAGATGCTTGTCCATAAATGTGGAAGATTTCTAAAATATCAGACTGCCCCATATTACCGCTAACGCCGCGCGTCGACAAGTTGGACTTATAAGCGTTTGTGATTGTATTGTCTTTTGTGGCATAATATCTTTTGATGGCCATTAAACGATTTCTCCAATAATGTCTGTTAGCGGAAACTTAATTTCGAACACAGCATTCTCTGGTGGAATTAAATATCTACCATCATCTGAAATCAGATCTTCTAAGGCGATTTGAAAACTAGAATATCCCGTATTCTGTATCGGGACTACTTCAACCATCTTTGTATCCACAACAGAAGGCACGCCGTTTAAAATTTTATATACATCACTAATTTTAAATGGTTCTCCTATATCATAATAATTGCTTACATAGTAATTACTTAAAGTCGCAATACAGTCAGAAAGAACATCAAACTTACCAATGTTGTTAAAACCAACAACTGAAAAGTTGATTTTAAGATTTATTATTCTAGCGTCTAATATATCGATTGTGTCGCCTATCATTTTATATTGGCCAATCCATGTCTTTAAATTTTGCTTAATAATATCATTAGTTGATACCAATCTGCCAACAGAATCTTCTGATATAACATACAAATTCAAATTTTTACCATTAAAGCTTGTTTCATCTCGCATCAAAGTCGCTCTCTTAACTTGCCCGAAATTTGAAGGTAAATTATAACATAAGCTAATATAATCTTCTTTTGTAACAGCCCTGTTTTGAGAAAAATATGCCCCTTTAGCTCTAATTTTAAGTTCCTCGCTGGACATATCTACTACTGCCCCTCCAATATTTTCCTCATTGGTCAATTCTAAACTGTTGGCCGTCTGAACTACTAGAGAAGGATTTAATGAGCCTTGATTCAAAAATTTAAAAATAGGATTAACTTTGTTAGTCAATACATCGACAGGAACATTAACATCGGAAACCGAATTTCTCCTATATAATACATTAACCACTGTACTAGAAGGAACGACGCCCAGTTTTGTTGTTTTAGTCAGCACATGTGGATCAAAAGATTTATCAGTGATATAGTTTTTTCCGTGAATATCTAGTAAAACATTAGTCGGATCCAAAACTTTGTCTTCATTGTCTTCGGTACCATAACCAAATTGTATCGTTGTGGAAAGCATACCGTGTTCTGTTGTAAATCTGCGAGGGACTGCTATTGGTTTTAAAATGTTTTTCGCAAATTCTTTATTTGCATTGGTATTCAGAACCGGGACATAGATTACATCTTGAGATAAATGTTCTACTTCATAATAGATGTTGCCTTCTAAATCGGTAACAGATACCACTTCTGTTAGGTTTTTATCAAAAATCTCTAATTTTAGAAATTTCTTGTAATCTTCAACAAAGAAATCTTCAAACAAAAGTTCACCTGATATCACTAATCCTTTGGCTTTTATTGCAAAGTTGGTTGGCGAAGTGCCGCCGGTGTTTGTAGAGGCCACCAGAATTTCATCCGGAGAGTTTCTGAAATCGACATCTTCGACTAGGGTAAAAAGCACTCCACCAGTACTGGAAAAAGTAGATCCTTTCTTTAATACCGGTGCGTATGAATAATCTGGTGCCGTAGCATTTGATAAAGCAGGTATGGTAATAAAGAAACTTACTTCTCCAAAAGATGAGGCATTGGGTCGATATTTATATCCCAGTTGTTTAGACAACTTAAGAACGTTTTTAAATTCCAGTGCAGTATCAAGAAAAGACTCATTTGCCTGATAATCTGTATAAAAAGATGTGATATCGCCAATATAGGATACCAAGTCCAACATTAAAGACCCAAATGAAGCTTCATTAAAATCTCTAAAAGTTTCAGGATAGTATTTTTGAGCATAATTGACCAATTCATTCTTGATAGAAGAAAAATCGCGAGCAGTGTAATTTATAATAGGATTCTTGATTTTCGGCATTTATTTTAGTTCCATATTCAAATAATATCTTTGGAAATTGTTAACATGTCACTTATTCCTTGTGATGGGATGGAATAAAAAATCCTTATCGCTAATGCATTTTCAGTTAGGCCGGTCATCGCATCTTTGTGGTCAAAAAATTCCATTTCATCAATATTTAGGAATGGCATAAACTCGGAAACTTGATTTTCTATCCTTTCAGTTATATTGCTTTGTACCTCAAAAGATAAATTTTCAAACAAGTAAGCGCGCAGACCAACTCCAAAATCGGGAATCATGACTCTTTCGCCCGGCGACGTTAACAATAGGTTTTTAAAATTCTGTTGTATGTTTTGAGCTATTGTTTTGGTTAGGACATAAAACCCATCTTCTGCGTTTCGTTGTAAAGGTATTACCGGCGAGTATCCGTAAGACATGTTTATTCCTCTTTGTAATAATTAGATTACTTTTCATTTTTTATAATCTCATTAAGAGCTTTAACTTGGTTATCATATGCATCATCGCAATAAGGAGGCAAAGCAGGGTCTTTGGTTTGTCCGGATGTTTTTATATCTCCCTTAAAAACATCGCCATATTCATCTAGCAATTTGGCCACTATACCAAATGGCGTAAAAGGACCAGGCGCGAACCATTCAGTTTTCCAAGTCGGGTCAACTGTATTAGCCATGGCGCCAAAAAACATTTTTAAGATTTGTCCAGATATAGCTCCAAGATCTAGGCCTCCTGTTGAATCTCCCGCTGCTGCAGTGGAATTAACTTCGGATGTATGTTGCCAGTCATTATTAGCTGATGCGACTGCTGCTAGTAGAGATTCGAAAGCTAAATATAAAGTGCTATTAAAGTTTGTTTCAATTTGAGGATAATACTTTTCGGCCAAAAGTTTATTAATAACGGCAACCATAGTAGTTTGTTCTTTGATGAAAAACACTTTTAATAAATCGATTAGTGTCTGTTTATTAGCATCATCCAACATATTTGCAAACACAATATATGCAGAACTATCTGTATCGATATCCAGAGCTTCTAATGTTTTTTCAGGACTTACCAAACCTCCTTGACAAAAGCCGGCCCTAAAGCCGTTCTTCAGCGCGGCGGAGAGATCGTCATGATTCATGTGCTTCGACGGCGGCATCGGCGCGTGCGACAGGTGAGGGTCGAACCATTTAGGAGCGTAATCCGAGGCATTTGTTTCGAATGCAGCACCAGGATATATTTTATTGAAATGATTAGCGGCCTCGCCGCCTTTGGGAAACATGAACCAGCCATAATCTATCCACCTGAAGACACCTTCAGAATTCTCATAGGATGCTCTAATAGAGATAAATTTATCTGCTTTTTCCACTATTATATCTCCGGTAGTCGGGCTCACAATATCCCACTCGCCAACTTTACATTTAAGGCTATCCTTGATAAGAGGTATTGACTTGGCCCAATAGACGCTGGCATCCGAGTCATTGTACATTGTCGAGAAACCTCCTGCCGCATATGTATGAGATGGTATATCATGTCTGTATTCGTTAGTTTCAGGATCAATAAAAAACTCTGCATCTTCAGTTAACGATGCAAGAGATTCCGGAGTTAAATAAGCGTATGGATTGTTATCATATTCCTCTTTGACAAAATCAAACTTAACAAAGCCGGCTCCGGCAAGAATTCCATCTAATGACGTGTGTTTTGCGACATCTAAACCCAAAGCAACATGTTCTAAAATCATTTCTTTTGATACAGAACGATTACGAATATTGAACCATTGCGTAGATTTGTATTTGTATACAAATATCTTTTTTTGTTGTTCTATAGAAAAAGGCGTAATAGCATTAAATGCGTGCATAAAATTAAAAATATCTTTCTGGGCGCCCTCAACGTTCTCGGTGGAAAACAATAAATCGTTAAGCTTCTTATTTTGGCTATTACTAAAAGAGTTGTAAAATCCGTCAATGTCTATAGCCACATCTTTATTTATTTTCATAAACATGTCTAGCCAGGTTATGGTATCTGGAATCTCCTTTTGCGAAGAGAATAAAGGCATCCCAAAATAGGTATCACTATCGCCATCTTCACTCGTAAAAATATAATTACCAATTTTGTTTTCTATTAGCTCTTTATGATGATCTAAAGTCTGCTTAGTCTCAATTTTTGTAGCCGAACCAAAAAGCGATTTTTGAGGAAGCTCAAGCTCCTTATTAGGATTCTCTTCGCGCTTAATATATGAACTTAAGCGTAAAACTGGTTTTATTTTTAATACATTATTTAAAGGAGTCGACATCAGCCATTGAAAAAAGTTTTCATCGGATCCATCTAGCCAAGAATCTTCAGTAAGCGCATTAATGCCGATGACGTTTTGATACGTATCAACTTTATTGTACCATTCTATAATATCATCCGGCTCCGGAGCATCCTCAGGGAAGTCCCAGTCTTCAGGATAAGAGGGCTTCTTGCCTGGTGCATACATTATATGTGTCCATATATACAAAGAATGCAATGATGTGTTGACTATGTATTTTTTCCAGTGCTGAGCGGTATCAAACATTTCTTTACTATATCTTTTCTTAATTTGTTCTTCTAATGTGCTACCGAAATCCTTTTTATGCGGTAAGTCAAAAAGTGCTGGATTTTGATTGTATTCTTTGCCATCTACCCAAAAAGGATAAGCAAGATTGTTTATTAAGTCTTCAAGGTCATTTATAAAAAACTTACCGGTAAACGCCCAATCTAAATCTTCTTGAAATTCCGGCCTAATCATATTATCAATCGTGTTCAAAACATCTTGAACAGCGTAAACATTATTGTTCATTGTATTAAAGTTGTAATCAAACATTTGCCTGAATAAATTAAAATTACCATTTTTTTCATCTAAATGGCTTTTCCATATGCCTTCATCCTCATCAAAACTATCAACAATACTCTTAAGTTGAGGAAAAAACATTATTAGTTTTGTTTCATATAGCATGCGTTTTACTAACTTTCTTGGATGAAAATTCCCAAATATGTCTGGCGGTACCTCTACGTCATTTGGGGCAATTGGTTTTACATCGTTGCTGGTCATTATAAGCGAATTGCCTATTGCAGAAAAAAAGCTACGTAATTTATCCTTATCTTTTTGGCTTAATAATGATGAGTTATAATCAATTTCAATCATTTTCTCAAAAACAATTCCTTCATCATTTTTTTGAAGGACGTCTTTTAATGACGTAGAAGATGTAAGATGAAGTGTTTTGTGATCAAAATAGTTAATTGGTGTATTTTGTGATTTCCTTACATATAATGGTATAAGCGGTTCATCTTTGGAAAACTCCACAGATGTGGGATCGGTTCCAGGCGTATTATATGTATCATTGAAGAATGTAAAATAATCATTCTGCAGTGCTTGAACCTTATCAAGCATATTGATATTCTCGTAGCTCTGATACGGATCGTTATTTCCATCTTTCGGTTTTAAAGCGGATTCAATTAATTGATATTCGGAGGGCTTTGTTATAGATCCCGCAAGATTTGGATTCGAACCTGATATGGTATTTTTCATTTGCTGTTTAGCAAAATTAACTTGAACAGAGATCAGTCTTTTAAACGCTTCTTGATGTTCTATAGTATTATCTTGATATAGAACTTTCATAATATCAGTTATAAAAGCTTTTACGACCTCGTTATAAAAGTTCTCATATGAGGTGCCTGAAAATCTACTACCAATCATTTTAGGAATAGAACGCTCTATTTCGGCAATAATTAAATCATCATAAAAAGAATATTGATTATCTGTCGCAAGTTCAGTTGGAAAAATGCCATATACAAATAAAGATTTCATTAACTCTTTAATTGCGATGATTCTCACTACACAGTCTAAAGAGAATTTTATCATAGCAATATTAACAGGCCCGACTGCTGGATCTTCGGGATTAAAACAAGTTAGCTTTTCTGCTAATTGCTGCATTTGTTTATTAAGAACTCTTTTATTCATAAATCCAAGAAAACACTGTTCTAAGCTGATTGACTTGTTTAAATTTAAATTGTTAAATACGCTCTTGTTATATAAACCCTCTTTAAAAGATGTAGCAAGTAAATCTCTTAATATACTATCCATCAATCGTTTATAATGCCTATTGGCCATGGCATATCCGCCTATGTTAGTACCTAAAGATGTGTTATAGCCTGGTTGTAATACTGCTATACCTGGAGATATCAGACCTGGAAATGGAAATACGCCGGGTTTCCCGTCAGATTCGAGGCGGAACAAGATATTATCAGGAGGACGAACAGTTGTTGTTATAATACCATCTTCTTCTGTTTGTCTCTTATAATCATTAAAATTGATTGTCCTTTTGGAAACTAAAATATCTTTTACTTTGTCATCCTCTTTCGACTGCTCGGGAAATTTATAAACTTCTAAGCTAGTATTCCAATTCGTAGTTTTCTCAATATCTTTTGTAGGATCAAACGAGAATTCAAGATGCTCGCCAGAAACGGTATCAAGCGTATATACATATCCAATCTTACTGATCTCATCGCCAGAATATACTGCCTGCCAGTTAGTCTTCGGATCTAAACCGAATGTTGACTTTGCGACTTCATTAAGTATTTTTGTAGCTACAAAGTCTTTATTCGGAGTATAATCATTTATAGCGCCGTTTTTTAAACTTTCTTTTTCTTCTCCGGTTCCAACAAGAGCGGCATGCACAACTTTTTTCATAGGATTGTTTGAGTAATTTGTGAAAAATGGATTATTCTGGAGAGTTATGAAAGTATCTGAATAGATATCCTTTATTTTACTTATATCTGCCTCAAAGGATTTTTCAATGGCCCCAAACGTTGAATCTCCAATTTTATCTGCACCAAATTTTTGCGAATCATCAAATATACCGCTACCAGATATATCGGAACATGGATCTGGAAGAGTATTATCCGTAAATAAGCTTCCCATGCCGGCGACCAATTTTCCAACCAAAGCACTCGGTACGTTAGCCTTTGTTGCTAAAAGCTGCAGACACTCTTCTGGTGTAAGATCTTCGCATAGCATACTTTCTAACACGCTATCATCTCTACCAAAACATATTTCTAATAATGCCGACTTTTCTTTTTCAAAATTAGCGAGGGCTTGCGCACAAAATGCCGGCTCAATGTCGCGCGATATTAATTTAAAGAACTTTTTGATTCCGAATAAGCCAGCTCCTACGTAAAAGTCATAAAACTTTGTATCCTTGAGGAAATCCAGCTTCTCTAAAACACTAATAGCCTTTAAATACACTTCATCACTAATATTTCCACTCAAAAGACCACATGTTTCTTTAATCGTAAAACTTTCAGACAAACTAGCTAAAATGGTACTAAATTGTTCGCCTGTGATATCGGGACTGATAGAATATATTTGTTTAAAAGAATCCGTGTTCTCTATATTACCAGCTGGTGATGAAGTCGACGGATCCGTCTTTGAATCTTTCATAAACGATGATAGATCTACGGCGCCGATTGGATTATAAGGTGGATTGACCTTATCTTCATCGGAACACAACTCGTTCAATCCATTTAATACCAACATAATACCATTTATTAATAAATCTCTTCCTAGATTAATTCCAATCTGAAGCAAGGATTCACCCAATTCTGCTAATATATCTACCACCGGATAATCTGTTCTTGAGAATATCTCTAGTCTCCTTTTGAGACCTTTATAAATCGCCTTGCCTTGATCGGCAAAATAATCTCCCACAGCGGCTGGATCATCAATCAATTGATATATTAAATAACCAGCTGCCAAACTGGAGCTATAAATCGCCAAACAGAGCTGATATCTTTTTGTATCATCTGCAAATATTTCATCTAGCGCTGATTGTGTTGTTTTCTGGCCGAAATTTGCAAGAGATTTAAGTACGCTTGGCGGCGCGCCGTCGCTGCTTGGATCATTAAGAGCTTCTATAGCTTTAAATATGTCTTTGACGTTTTTAGTTAAATTCAGATCAAAAATATCTTTTTTGCCCTTTTGAGAACCACTGTATCCTCCAAATATAAATTCGAAACCTTCACCATACGTATTATCATTAAGTGTGACTGGGGCAATAGGAAACTTAATGTCTGCTAAAATCTTTATTGACGCGGTCGGTGTCGGCTTGGCCAGCTTCATTGTATCAAAAAGACTTGTTTTATCCTCTTCAGTTATATACGGATCTAAATTGATTAGATGTGGTATAATGCTCTTGGATTTATCTGTTTCTACATCTCCTAATTCGTCCCAAAAATGACCCAAAAGAGCCGCCACTGTTAGATCTTCATCTCCTGCTACATCTCCAAAATTATATGCATAAAGACTATTATGTAATCTTATTTGTTTAATTAAGTTTTTATATACCGCTTCTAGTTTTTGTTTTCTCAATCCAAGTTTAACAATTTCGTCATCATAATATTTTTGATTCGATGTTAAATGTTCTGGTGGATTAACATTATTGAAAACGAGCAATTTTGAACTTATTTTATCCCTTTCGCTCTCAAGATCCTTTATCTGCTTTTCCACTCCCGCAAGCTTCATACCGATCGAATTGTTATCTTTTATAAGAAGATTAGTTTTTGTCCTAATACTGTTTTTATTGTCGGTAATTAAATTCACTAGTTTAGACTTGTTGTTCCATTGAGAGTTTGAATACCCGAAAGTGAGATCCCATAAATCACCAGAATAGTTTGCAACTCCTTCCGATGCTATTTGTCCTACAAAATCTAAGCCTTCATCAATGGTGGAAAAATATAATTCTTTCAGTTCTTGCGCTAGATTTTTAGCAATCCCATCATCCATACTTTCTAATTCTTGAATAATGGCTTCTTTGTGCTTATCGTATTCGTCTAATACGGGCTGACATATAGAATCTAGCAATTCTTTAAGTGGGATCATCTTTAACAAGCAACGAGCCGATAGTTTAATCAAGTCCGGAATGCTAATGTAATTTAACAAATCTTCATAGAGGTCTTCTGGACTGGTGATTTCTTTAAAAGCACCCTGAAGCCATTTATCTCCTAGAAAATCTCCAATATATTCATATTGTTGTGAAACTTGTTGAGTTAAATTGGCTTTAAAAGCAAAAGGAATATCTTCTCGCGATACTTTATATGCTTCATAAAATTCATCATCTATTAATCGCGCATCTCCTAAAACGAATTTATCTAATATGCCGCGCGTAAGATTAGAAGTAACAACAGAAAATTTAGGAACAAGATATCTGTTCATAAACGTTCTAACTTCGTCTTCTGAAATAAACACACGACTGCTTGCGTGATGATACTGAAAGCTTTGATTATACTTATTATATATTCTTATTAGGTTAAAAACCAGTGAGTTGTAGGTTTGATCGGAGAACTTGCTAGTTTCGTCTCCGGTGCGCTCATATATTTTTTTATAGTTCGAGCCGTTGTAAAGCCACAATTGTTCTAAAGATTTAAAATCTGGTGTAAAGATTAATTTAATTTTTTTCTTGTTATCCGCATTGTCTGGTAGCAATCCTCTTATCTGCGTGTTTAAAAATTTTATTTTTAGAGCATATTCTTCTGCGCTAAACGGCCGATCAAATTGAATATCAAAAAAGTCGATTCTCTCCTGCATTGCTTTAAATATAATTGAAGCGACATCGGCATATATTCCAATATCCCCCAAAACCATTTCAACCTTATTATACCCATTTGCCGTTGTCATGCTTATGTTTTTAGGATTAGGATTTGCTTGCTTTTTTGATGGTGGTGGTGTCTTGGTTTTTATCTTTTTGCCTGTAGAGTCTACAAAATTAACTTCTTTATTCCAATATTGAAGAACGCTGGCTTTTGTGGTTGTTAAAATATAATACCAATTGGAATCGTCTCCCGCCGCTATTTGGCCACACCAACCAATTTTCATTGAAGCATGGCCAGGCTTCTCCGCGGAGCTACAATATCCGTCTTTAATTAAAGTGGATATAGCGTCATCTTTAATTTTGTCGTCAGAAGGTTTGCTTTGACTTTCAACTTTACTAAAAAACCATATAACGCTTGGATTAAACTTTTTAAAAAACGACGGGCCGAGTGTAATCTCACCACCGGTGCCTGATTGTTTGTATTTGGCGATTATATCCGCACAATCGCTGAAGCCGCCAGCAAGCTCATTAATTATCTTATTTGACATAACAAATACCTATTAGTTTGTTTTATTCTTTTCGCTTTTAATTTTATAACTACCTAAAGGACCAAAAGCGTTATTATCATTATTAATTCTTTTTTGCATCACCAATATTGCATTGGCCTGTTGTTGCGCATTAGCGAGTACTGCCTTAAGGCCTGCTGTTGCAACTTCTGATGATATATACCCTTTGCCTCCATTAAGCTGAAGTGGATTTCCCGTAGCCAAAGTTCCTATAAATATAGAAAAAGGGTCAAAATGCTCGTGTGCAGCCAGTGTTGCGTTATATTCTAATTGGCTAGTTATAAAATTATATAATACCGATCTTAAATTTTTTATTACCTCGGACATAGTTACTAAATATTCCTTTAAATTATCGCCCTTAACCAGCGGCTGTAAATCACTATCATCGTTTCCTGCAATCAGTTCTATACCAAACTTTGCGGTAAGGTCGCCGCCACTACTATTAGTTGCGTCAGTTCCTGTAATTAATCTTATTCCGGATTCTCTGGCCATTATAACAACATCGTCAGCTTTAATAGCGGCTAAAGATAATCCAGCTCGCGGAGTAGTGCTTGGGCCATTATACTTTTTTGCATAAGTGCCGCCGGCGCACCTTAATAATGTGTGCGGATCTGACTTTTGAGACAAATATAAATATGCCGAATCTCGCACCAAATCATTTGGTTTTTCTAATGCAGTATTGGAAAGCGGCCCAGTTTGGCCTGGTTTGTTTTTTACCTCTGTTTTAATGTTGTTTGGGCTTCTTCCTGCAACTACATATACCGCGCCGGATTTAGTATGCGCTTTGAGGCCATATAACTCGTCGCGACTGCACATAATTGCCGCATTATTTTCGCCCTCAAGATATGCACCGCCTGGAAATTTTACCAGGGCAGGCACGGCCTCTATCAATCTATCTCCCAGACATCCTTTAAGCGTTGCTGTGATATCTGCAGGTAAAGTGGTTAATGTTGCTACGCTAGCATTGTCTAAACCTTTTAAATCTACGACTGGAGCAGTATTGGCTGTTTTGGGTTTAACCGGTGTTGTTCCAGGTGCATCACCGCTATTTGCCTCTTTGACTATATTTTGAGTATCATTGTGAACCGGAAATGCGGGAGGAGGCTCGGCTGCAGCATTTCCATCGTCCCAATCATATGGATCTGGGACTGTCTCCGGAAAATCTGAATCATCACTATCATCGTCTTCTTCGTCTTCTTCTTCTTCTTCAGATGGTTGTGAGGCATTGTATTTACTTATTAATTCTTCATTTTGATTTTGAATTGAATCCAAGACTTCCTCTAATTTATCATCCTGCTTACTGATTAAATCTATGGCCTCGGCCAGATCAAGCTTAAAAACGCCATTATAGTGGTCAGTTAATTGTTGTGCAGAAATCAAATCAAAATTTTGACTTAAAGTATAATCAATAAAGTCTTCTTTAAACTCTTTTTTTGTTTGGTATGTGGGCTTATCGCCACTATTATAAAGATTTTCTGTTAAATTAATGAACGAAGACTTCTCTTTTGGAAGCACAAAAGACATTTTTGAAATACTACTTAGATCTTTGATTATCTTTAGTGTAATTTCAAAATCATTATTATTTTTTTCTGCATATGCTTGTAAAGTTATCATATAATTATCCTAACTTATTGGGTAAGGAGTGCCTACCCAACGCACTAATGGTTGCGCTGAATATTTGTCTATTTCTCTTAATGTTTTTGCATTGTTCTTACCAGCGAGTTTATTATCATATTTTTTTAAAAAATATTTACGTAATTTTTCAAATTTGGGTTTATTATAATTCGGTTTACGGCGTCCAGTGGCCCACTTCTTCAGCCATTGATCACACTTTTCAGCGCTTCTTATTCCAAAACTATCAGCATAATAATGAGTTCCATTTTTTTGTCCTACGTAAACAATCCAATGATGAAAGGAATTTGTTAAAGTATACTTTCTTTGGTCATCAGGAAGCTTGTTATCCCAATCCATGCATACATGAACAGCCATGCCTGGTAATATGCCCAATTTTGATAAATCCTTAATGTTATTTCCAGCACCGAATAACTTACCATTAGAGGTGCGTACTTTTTCCAAGAGAGAACAATACCCAAATGTTAGGGCTGGGGATATGAAATTGTCTTTTTTCTTATCTGTGGCATATTGAGTTCGATATTTCGACGTACCGCCTTTTCTGGAAAGCCTGCTCGCCGTGATTGCATCGTCCGGAAACGGGACGGTGGGCACACCCGCCAGATTCATGTCCATAAGTTGTATTAATTTCGCGGCAAATTGCCAACACGAACCAAGCCAACCTTTTTTCGGCTTACCACCGCGAGATGTCGCGGGTGGCCATTTCCATACACTTTTAGGTACTCCTTTTGGATGCGGGCTGCGGGCCCATCTCTGCGCGGGTGCTGGCCAAACTAAGTCTTTTTTATTTTGTGTGGATCCTTTCCAAGTTAGATGCTGGCCAGTTGGTGTGCGTGTGAGTTCTAACACTAACTGATACCAAGCCTTTACGACCGCTTGAGTTACATCTTGCGTTTTGATAATATTGTCTTTATAATGACCATATGGGATACGGTCTTCTTTCAAAGCGCTAAAATCCGCCATTTTAAGCTATCTCCGTGTCGCTAAATAGATTTTCAGATGCCGCTGTTTGTCTTCCCTTTGCCCCGATCGCCTTAAGCGGCATATCTTTTTGAGACCTTCCTAATGCCGCCGTTTGTAAATCTTGGTTTTGAGGATCTGCTGCGGCTGTGGTTGGAGCAGTTCTAATATTAAAAACTTTTTTCAAGGAGCCATCGGCAAAGTTTCCAACGTTATCAAAACTAACTACTAAATGAGTGCCGGGAGTAATTGAGCCGTTAGTTGGTTGTGGGTTTATATCTGTGATTGATGCCTTAAAAGTAGGATACAAGCTTATGGCTTGTAAGTCATTCGCATCTTTAGGCACAGGCAATAAATTATGCAATTCTGGTATACGAGCTTTTACTTTGATCAACAATTTATCACCTACTAATTCATTTGATAGTTGATTTAAACATATGGCGTTAAAATCAGTTTGTTTAGCTAGCTTGTTAGGTTCATATTTTGCTAGCATTGTTTCTCTAAGTTGCGCTTCTGCGCTTTTCAACAGATCAATACTGTCTCGGTCTTCGATTGGATCGATAAAGCCTGGAGTTATGGTGTTGTTAAATAAAGACATTTGTTTAGTTTAAATCCCATAATGTATATACATGACGAACCAATGGCTGTTTGCTGTAGTTTTTTATGTCTTTTTCTATATCGTCTATGTGGCCTTTTGATTCTAGATATTCTATAAATTGTCTAAAATATCGATCTCCAACCTTAAACTCATGTGTCTCAGGCTCCTCCGTTTTTAAAACGAATTTCTTCGCGTCCCGCAGTAGCCCATCGCTTCGGGGGATTTTTTTGTTTAGTTTGTCTACTTTCTTTTTAGTCAGACCCCGCTTCTTAAGGCCTCGGCGGCCGCCAAACCAGCCCCGAGACCAGGCATCCATACTAGCGGCTACCTTGAAGCCTTTGCCATCACAATAGTAATGCACGCCGTTAGATTCTCCCACATATATCAACCAATGATGAAACGAATGCGCGAGCGGGTACGTCGCCGCAGGTTTTTTATCCCAAGCCGCGTCAATATGCACCACCATTCCAGGCAGTATGCCTAATTGTGATAAGTCTCTAAGGTTACATCCTCTCCCAAAAAACTCACCAGATGAAGTTATAACTTTTTTCGGGCGTGTGTTTTGACTCGTGATCCACTGATATACGTGTTCATTGATGTCTTTTTTCTTCCACATGGCCCCGGCTCTCTTATTTTTCTTCCAAATGCTCAAATCGCCATATGGTTTGTCGACTTCCTCATTCACTAAATTGGCTAGTATACTAGCATATTGTAAACATCTGCCCCTCCAGCCGCCGCTGCGCTTGGGGTATTTCCATTTCTTTTGGCCTTTTTTGGGTTTGGGGTATGTGGCTGGGCCCAGTGATTCGATTTTGCCGGGACCGGAGCTGACGGTCGCTTTCACTAGCTTGAGTTCGGCTGCTATAACGGCTTTCATCGCTTCTTGAACCGTTGGTTCATTATCTTTATATTGAGTGAATTCTAATTTTTCTGGAGCTTCTTCTTGCCGGCCTTTTTTCGTTCCTGTTCCTGCTGGTGATTTTGTGGGCCGCTCCGCTGCTTCTTTAGCTTTCTTTGCGGTTATTGCTGCCGCGTCAGAAGCAGATTTAATATGAAATATCTTTTTTATAGAACCATCGGCAAAGTTTCCAACGTTATCAAAACCAACAACCACGTGAGTGCCGGGAACAATCGAATTGTTGGTTGGCTGAGGGCTGAAATCACTTTTAGAGGCTTTAAAAGTAGGATACAAACTTATGGCTTGTAAATCATTCGCATTTTTAGGCACAGGTAATAAATTATGTAATTCCGGTATACGAGCTTTTATTCTAACTAATGATTTATCACCCACCAAAACGTTTGACAACTGACTTAAGCATATAGCATTAAAATCCGTTTGCTTGTCTAGTTTGTTAGGTTCGTATTTTGCTAGCATTGTTTCTCTAAGCTGTGCCTCCGCACTTTTCAACAGATCAATGCTGTCTCGGTCTTCGATTGGATCGACAAAACCTGGAGTTATAGTATTGTTAAATATGCTTCTATCGGCCATCTACTGCTTTTCTCCCTGAATTACATCAAAGAGTTCTTTCTTATCGTCTTCTGTAAGTGATACAGAATTGTCTGTTTTTTTGGATAAAATAGATGTAAGTTTTACTAGTTGTTCGTTCGAACGTTGTAAGGTTTCTACATATTTAGCGGCAATGAAACCCAAATCTTTGTGAGATTGTGAGTCGCTTGACTTATTGATTTCTATGAAGATCTTAGTTAAGAGAGTAGATGTAATATCTCTGTCGTCTCTGATATTTTTAATCGCTTCTTCAATGTAGCCATTTAGATTTTTTATTGATCGTCCCATTGTTTTTTAAACTCTGCGTATTTCTTTCTTATTTTATTTAGAGAACTTACAACTTGTTTAGTATTCAAACCCGTAATCTCTCTGATGTATAAGTAAATAGCTTTTTTATTAAAAATTTCTATGTTTTGGGCTTCATTGAAGAGTATTTCTACAGCTTGAATGGTTTTTCGTTCGTTGGGTCGCAGAGGCATTTTTTTCCAAGAGGTGACCTCTTTATGAAAATGGGCTAGAAACTCTTTTTGGTTTCGGTCTTCGTAATAGGTATTGTATATAATAAGTTGTCGAAGTCCATTTTTTTGTTGGGATCTTTCATTGTTATCTGAAAAATAATAATCTTCTATATGTATTTCTCTTTTTACCCTCTTCGATGTTTTTTTGACCTCCGCGATAAACCAGTTTTTAGATACCACACTGAAATAGGTAAAAGCTTTGGAACCCTTAGAAGGGTCAAACTTGTTTAACACAGTTATCAGCCAGTTTTTACAATCTTCTCTAAGAACATCGATATTTGGGAGATTGGTAAACTTGTATGTATAAACTATTTTATCGACCATCTCGTCAAAGACGGGGCCAATGAATTCTTTATACAGATCATTACGAGTTTTACTATCTTGAGTATTACAATACGCAATTATCGCATTTTCGTGAACTTTAGTGAAATAATGATTTTTAGTGCTCTTGCTCTTCTTCCTCGCCATATTCTTCCTCTTGATTTAGTATGACGTTTTGAAATTGCTTGCATTCTTGAGCTACATCTTTTGAGTGCCGAAGAAGATTAGACAATGTCTCATCACCATAAAATCTTTCCAGATTATGGACTATTTCTATGTGTCCTTCGTATTCTTCTAGCTTTAAGACAAACTCATCCAAATCACTTTGAAAGGCCAAAAAGCGGCGCAAAAGTTGTACAATATACCAAATTAAAAATATATTAATAATAATAGAAAAGGCAAACAATATATTCGTCATCTTTGTTTATTTAGTTCCTCTTTCTGTTTTTGTAAATCATGCCTTGAGTTTTCTATAAATTCGCCTGTTAAATCGCCAACTTTTCGTTTAGCTTCTGTTTTTTTAGATAAATTAACAAAACTGGATGGTTTTCTATAAATGTTTCTTGACTGACACCAAGTGCATTCTTCTTCGGTTTCAGTCATAGAGTGACTTATCTTCCATTCACCTAGGCAATTATTACATTCGTAAACGTATATTGGCATTATTCTGTTGCGTCTGTTGCATCAGAGGCGCCGTCAAAGTCAAAATTCATTTGAGTTTCTTCGTTAAACTTTACCAGTGGCGGATTTAGCACTACTAGGCCTTCTGATGATTCGACCATTTTAAAGCCCTCCAACACTGGGACAATGTCGCTTTGCTCTAGTAAAGATTTTTGAAGAGCCATCATGAGCGCTCCTACTGCTTGCTTAGATAGGTTTGTGTAATCAACTTCTTGAATTCTTTCTGTCATGTCTTACTCCTTTGTTTTAAAACAATTAATTATTTCTGTGATAGGGTCTATTTTAGCACACCATCCAATATTTTTTAATTTACTTATATCGGCCAATGTGCGTTTAACGTCTCCTTTTCTTGCCGGCTTAACTGCCCAATCAACAGTGTGGTATTTGTTAACAATGTCTTTAATCACATTAATAGAAATAGAAACTCCAGTCCCTACTTCATAATTTATTCCATTAAAGCTTTCTTCATAATCCATACAAAATAAATTTACATCAATTATGTCGTTGACATGCACAAAATCTCTCGTTTGGGTGCCATCTCCTTCTATTGTTATTCTTTGATCTTTTTTTAACATCTCTATCCAAGCACAGATAACAGTTGAATACGCGCCGCCATATTCTTGATCTTCCGAAAAAACATTAAAATATCTCAAGGAAACTGTATCTAGTTTATACAATTGTGAATATAATTTACATTCCATCTCTGATATTAGTTTTTGAAGACCATATGGCGATTTTGGGCCAAAACCATCTCCTATGGTCGCAGAAGAAGATGAAAATATTACTCTCTTTACATTATGTTTTTTTGCCCACTCAAGAAGAATAGACGTTGATAAAACATTTTGTTTCATTGTATAACTTGGATTTTCAACCGAATATTCCACTCTTGGCAAAGCTGCAAAATGAAAAACATAATCAAAGTGTTCGTCAGGAAGACAAGATATAATATTTTCGCCTTCTTTTAAGTCAATGCCGCGTATATTATGACCTAATTCTAACAACCTTTTATACATTTTGTTTCCAATATACCCTTTATGACCGGTTACTAAACACTTCACTGCCTGTCACTCCTTCGTTTGATTTATCGCACTATTCTGCGCATTTTAAAATTTTATCCGTCCAATAACTTAATGTTAATTTTTCAAAACTAATATTAATTATTTGTACGACCATAGTCCACTTTAGTATAGTTTATTTTCAATTCTTTAAAACCTTCACAGAATTCATTAACAATTTCTGCTTTAATGCCGTTTCTTGCTCTGTTTAAGTCTCTAACCTTTAGTGCTAGCCGTCCGACAGTTTCTAATGGTAGTTCTGTTCCTTTACGAATTTCTCCCTCAGTGTCCCAAATTTTGCCATTTATTTCATACATTTTTTGCACATATAAAGAAACATCTCTCTCTTCCTCATATGTGGCAATTTCTGCTTTATAACAACTCAGTTCCTCACCTACATCTTCAGTGGTTCTTTCTGACTTTAATAGTGTTATCGTATATCTATCAATTATTTCTGATATGGGCATCTTCATATTTATCTCCTTTTATAATCTTATGATTATCGATACTTTATTTTATTCCACTTGTCCGATATTTTCCATGGACAAGTCTTAATTTCGTGGAAAAATAATTTATCAGTTTCAAGCGCCATCCCATCAACTAAATTAATCACACTACTATCAATACAGTGTATTTCAGTTGCGTTTTTAATAATTTTTACATAATCAAGCAAATTGTTCGTGAATCCGGGTTTTATTTCTATAATGGGCAAATCAGATTGAATATTTATCTGAAAATTTTCTACACTGGACTGCTGATGTACTAGGCAATATTCTTCTGTAGGTGGTGCTAATTTATCATAAAGAATATCTGCGTTTGCAATTTCATTGGGTAATTTAAAATTTGTATATCTTATTGAAAAGTCAAGTCCTAGTTGCTTATAAAAACAAACATTCCCAAAATCAGCACAAATATTTAAATAATCAAAACCAACTTTTAAAACTGGTATGTTGTTTTTTAAGCAATGCGCTGCCACATCTTTATATTCATCAGTCACCTCGAAAACAAAAATATTGTCCCAATCTTTATATAAGCAATCTACAGTATCAAAATTGTGTTTTTTTGCCGGAAGATGAATTTTAGAATATTTTTTAGAAATTTCATGTACCAAACCATTACAAACAAAATGATCACCTAAACCTAAATGATGATGTATACATAATTCTTTCATTTTATATCACCGTATTTTTATCGTGGCCTGGGCAGAGGCGCGTGATATTTGTTTCTATAAAGATGATCGTCCGATTTAGGCCCAACGAACCGACTTTCTGGTAGGGGCCATTTTCCTTCTCCACCGCGACATACAAAATCTTTAATGTGTCCGACTTCAATTGAGCAAGCATCAATAATTTTAATGTCACTAAAATCATGATTAGCTAAAAAATTATTTGGTTGTATATCTCCAAAGAAGCAACCTGTCGCATCAGAAAATTGCTGGTGTTGTTCAACTGCCTCATTATAAAACTTTGTCCTATTTTCTAGTGCATGTTCTGATTTCGGTAACTCTTTATCTGCGCCATTGTCATTACAATGCACAGCTCTATATGGATTGCCAAATGTATAATAATGTGAAATAACGCGCTCTTGATACTCTTTGGCGTCATAAAACCAAGTACTTGGCTCGTTAATAACAACAGGATAATATCCATCATAATATTTTGTTAAAGTATAATCTGATGCTAGCCTATAGGTTTCTACAACCCAATTGTTTTGTTGTGAATATTCTAATATAGCCTCATTGACTTCTTTATTATCAGTAACTCTGGCGTCTATTTGTTGATTTATCAAAGCCCAATATTTATTATTGTCCAAATCCTTCCAAATTTCATAAGTTCTTTTTGATAATGATGGACCAGGGGACCATATAGTTCGTGATTTTTCTACCACAAATTCTTTTTCAACATAGCCTTGACCAGAAATAAAGACTGAAAGTTTTTGTTTTTTATTTGTCACCTGATTGAAACCTAACTCTTCTAAAGCTTTCTGACATGCAGTTGCAAGGCTTAACAACTCTTTAGTGCTGTAATCAAGCCTAATATTATTATAATGGATATGAATCCCCTCTCCAATATTATCTTCTATATCAAGCCTATAATCTCCTTTAGACCTCGACGCCAAAAGAATTACACCCGTATTGGTACTCATTTTTTCTCCTTTTTTACTTTTTAATAATCACTGTATTGAGTATATTCCCTAACTAATTGTGATATATCCCCTGATTCCACAACAGATATTAGATGATCCGCCACTTTATGAAAAGCTATAGAAAATAATTCTTTTAGTTTTTTCTTGTCTGCGTCGGCATATAATTTTTCTATCATTTCATTATAAGTCTGCGTTATTTCCATCTTATCAAAAATAGAATGACAACAAAGATGAGTTAATAAATCTTCTGTGGCGGGGATATATCGATAACATTCAGCAACACATTTCTTGTTTTCCCACATACTTTGTTCTAGCTTTTCATATCCGCCTATAAATAAATTTCTTTGTTGCAAACTTCTATAATAAAGTCCGGGGACTACATCAAAATGTACATCAATTTTATCATTTACACAATGAATATGACTATTGGCGCCATAAAGATATTCTGTATTCCAATCATAAAATACTTGGTAATCCATGTCCGACATAAGTTTCATTAGTTTTTTAGAGTCAGCTTTTGATATTAATATGTCTATATCATTTTTTTTAGAGGACTGCGCAGGAATTAAATGAAAATTCCTTAAAGTAATAAATTGGAACTGTTTATCTATTTCGCTAAATGTCTGCTCTATTAGTTGAATTTTATTCATTTGTTATATTCTTATTTTTTTTCAATTTTTGGCCTGCCTCAACACAACATGTGGCAAACTCTATAAATTCAGGAAGAAACATTTCAATTCTCCAAATATTATTTTGAATATGAATAATGCCCCCCAATCCATTTACTTTTGGAACAGAAGAGTGATTATTTTCGTTTAATTCAAATTCAATTTGTAATCCTCGTTTTTCACCTACTTCCGCAACTGAAAGTATTTTCTGTATCACACCCATTTATTACTCCTTGTTTTCCATATATATTTATTTTTTCTCCAAACCCGATAATGATATTCGGGCGATGGGTATTTGAATATTATTTTCTGCAAAAATTCCTGCAAGATTCAAAGAAGAAACAATTCCGGTTGTGTGAGCATGTTCATGTTCACCAAGCCAACCATTCACTTTTAAAAACATAGCCTCAATACCGGCCCTTCTCTTTGAAATGTTCTCGGCAATGTCGACAAATACCCCTTGCATTGATGGGCGCTCTAAATCATCATAAAACAAAATAAACTCCTCATCTAAAGAATCTCTAATATATTGATTAAATTCCGATGCCAGCCCTAAAGAAGTATGATGCGCATCAGAAAACACAATATTGACGGGGCCTCCAACATGTTCTTTAAAATTTGAAAAATCTGACTGATTATATACATCGCCTTGAAAATAGGATATATTGTTCGAATCGAGTTTATACTGGTTTAAGTTGTTAACGGTCGGATGTGTGCGCGTAAAACGTTTTTCCATTGTTGGATTAATCCTATTAATGTCAAAGGCATATAGATGAGAATTTTTCAAAAAATTTGAAACTTGGTAAAACGTTTTTAAAACAGATACCCCTATCTCTACATATTTTATATCATCTTTGGCAAAGTGTGTTTGCAAAAACATCAACAAATCAACGTATGTTGGTTGTGGGCCCACCGGTAGATCAATTAGATGTCTAACATGGTGTGGAAGCCCGTAATTGTCTGGACTTTCATTATAATCAGAATCATCTACAAACTTATCAATCTTGCTAAGTGCAGATCTGTTAAATAATATCACATCTTGTAGATTCATTATCAAATACTCCTATATTTTTTTTCGGTGATGTTCAATAAAAAAATCACTCTCTTTTGTCTGTCCATGTGCGATGCCCCATTGTGTGGGATCTGGTAGGGTTAAAATATTCAATTTCTTTGTTAACAAGCTCCAGATCGCTTGGTCGTGCCTGTGGTCTTTAAACTCTTTAAACTCTTGATCTTCTAAGGGCTTGTCTAATATTATATCAGTTTCTTGGCAGAGGTTTAACCAAGTTTCTATTTTTTTTAAAGAAGAATCACACTTCCGCGTAACAACGAAACTAGCCATTCTTTGATCTGTGTTGTAAACCGACTCAACTTCCCCTAAAATTTTCTTTACCACCGACTTTCTACAATATTCATTTTCTTTATGACTACCTGCCATTTCAAAAGCAATAACCCCAAATTCTTCATTCTCTATAGCCTCAAAAATGGAATCGATCTTCTTAATAAATCTTGAACCAGCATCAGAATAAAATACAACGTCTCCCTCATCGACCCTCTTAAGGGTCTTATAAATAATGTATGGTTTCCACAACCAATAACCCGCGCCTCTTCTTTGAGATAAAATATGTTTATTTTTTTCATAGAACAAAGAATCAATATCTTCTTTTTTATACTGAATTACTGCATCAAAACCGGCCTGAATGCCTGATATAGAATTAGCTGTTCTAGAGTTGTAAAATCCTAAATCTGCATAATTAATAAGATACTTCATTTTAACCACGACTCCGTAGTTTCCGGCGACCATTTATAAATGTGTAACCAGTCATTTTCAAGATAAACACTTTGTTTAACCTTGGGAT